GCCGAGGCTGAATCCGGTGCCGTCGTACGCGCCTCGGACAGGAGAGCCTCCGAGAACCTGGGAGCGCATACGCATGACGGCCTCGTGACCACCAGCGGCTTGCACCTCCTTGGCCGTCCACACGTGCTCGCCATGGGACAGCCGGGCCACGATCGAGTCAGACGTTCCGGTGCCCTTCCCCTGGATCTGCCCGCCTTCGGCGAACGTAGGGAGGCTGAACGGCGACAGTTGCGGGCCGCTGAACAGACCGGAGATCAGGTTCCATGGCTTGACGATCGCGTTGTTCCACACGACGTCGATCACTAGCTGGAACGGGTACAGGATGATGTGGGCAATCGTCATGAACAGATCGGAAACAATCTGCTTGAGCCGCTCACCGTCCCCGGACCACAGTCCGCTGACCCACTCGATGAAGTGACCGACCAGCCAGAAAACACCAGATCCCGCCTGCCACAGGAGCTTGAACGGAAGGGTGACCGTCCCCACGAGAAGGTCTACAACGAACCCCAGGACCGGGTTGTCACTTCGCCATAGCTCCGCGATCCAGTCGATGACGTGCCCCATCAACCAGAAGATGCCCTTACCCACCATCCACATAAGCTTGAACGGGGCGGTGATGATGTCCACGACCAGGTGTACCGAGAACCGGAGCAACGGGTTATCACTGTTCCACGCCTCGGAAATCCAGTTGATCGCCTTGGCGATGAGGTACAGAATCCCGCCCGCGATGATCAGCGGCAGGAACAGCATCGTGATACCCACGGCGATGATCATGCCCACTACCATCAGAAGTTGTCCGTCTTTGTTCCAATTCTCGTTGATCCACGATATGGCCTTGCCGATAGGCTCAATCACCTTCTCGTACATCTCGTCCCAGATTTGCTTGACGACACCCCAAAGGCCGTTCCAGATGGTGATGATAGAGTCTTTGTGCTCGTCCCACCAGTCCTTGATATCACCAAGGGCACCTCGAACCATCCCCAGGACCTCGCGGTCGAAGATCTCCCACGCACCCTTCAAAGCCCCCCAGAGGTTGTCCCACGCCTTCTTCACCTCGGGGTACCAGATGTCCCAGGCACCCTTGATGGTGTTCAGAACTTTCCGGATCGCTTCGAGAACGGTGGAGTCAAACGTGTTCCACGCCTTGGTGAGGCCGTCCCACAGCCCAGACCACAGGTTCGAGATCGGCTCGGTGGAGTTGTTCCACGCGTCTTTGACCTTGTCCAGGGCCGCCTTGATCGGGTCAATCACGACGTCGTAGAACAGATCCCACGCCACTTTTAGGGTGTCCCAGACTGATCCCCATACGGTGACGACGAGGTCTTTAGACTTGTCCCACGCGTCCTTGATCCAGTCAAAAAGGTCGTGGATGATCGTGGCTGTGGTGTCGTAGAACTTGTTCCAGATCCCGGTTAGGGTGTCCCACACGTCAGTCCAGAGATCAACCAACTTCGGGTAGGCCTGGTCCCAAGTATCCTTGAGCCACTGGATAGTGTCACCGATAGGGACGACGATCTTATCGTAGAACCAATCCCACGCGTCCTCCATCTTCTCCCACATGAAGTTCCATGCGCCCGCCAGCTTGTCCATCGCTTCCTCGGACCTGTCGCGCAACCATCCCCACACCACCACGATGGTGTCGACGGTGTCTTGCCACCGCTCGACAAGCCAGCCCCACACCTCTTTGGCGGTGGCGACGATCCAATCCCAGGACTTGCGGAACACCACTTCGCACCACGCCCACGCGGCGTCCCAGGCGTCGCGGAACCACTCGACCTTCTTGTACATCAGGATGATGCCGCCGATGAACGCGACAATCGCGGCGATGATCAGGAACACCGGGAAGGCGGCCACAGCGGCGTTCAACGCCCACTGCGCACCCGTCATGGTGCCCTCGGCGACGGCCGCGGCCCCGCAACTGATGGCCAGGCTGGTCAGGAACAGACTCATGGCCTCCATCGCCGCGACGATCACCTTCAGCCCGCGGAACGCCGCGAACGCGACCCACAGCGCGATCAGCGCTTCGGTGGGCATGGCGGCGATCAGCTGGAGGAACCTGGTGACGACCTCAAGTACCACAGGCCCGATCTTCGCCGCTGCCTTGAGAACCTTGACCAGGGCGTCCTTCAACGCCTTCAGGAACTCGACCACCATCGGTCCGGTGATGTTGGTGGACTCCAGGAATCGCTGGAACCCACCGCCCTCGGCCCATCCACGCAACGCCTTCGCCCCGGCTTCGAGGGTCTGCACCAGACTCAGTCCCATGCCGGCGAAGTCGCGCATGGCGAAGCCGAGCACGGCCCCCAGGTCGTTCAGGGTGTTCATCATGGACTGGATGGCCGGCACGCCGTACTTCAGGACCAGGTCGATGAACCGGTCTAGACCACTGCCACTGGCCCACGCCTTGAACCGATCGGCCACCGCCTGGATGAGCGGAGAGATCGCGTTGACCAAAGGGGCCATCTTGTCCAGGGCGATGGAGATCGTGTCGATGGCCGTGGAGGCGACCCCGAGAGTGCCGGAGCTGGTCTTCTCCAGGAAGGTGTTCCAGGCGAAGCTCATCCCGTTCATCGACTTGAGGAACGCCGCCTGCGGAGCCGAGGCTGCCGCGAGGGCGTGGTTGTACCGATCCTGTGCTACCGCTACCTTCTTGAGCTGCTTCTCGTACGCGTCAGTGCCTGGGGTCAGCTGCCCCAGGATGGTCTTCTGCAGGTTCAGGTCTGTGGACAGCTCACCGGTACTGGCCTTCATGGTCTGGACTTGTTTCACCGCACCAGCCAAGGCCACTCCGAATATCCCCAGCCCTGCACCGGCGATGGTGCCGATCGAGGCCGCAGCGGTGACGACCGCGGTGAGGCTGGCGGCCACCGGCATCAACGCGGGGCCGAGGAGCACGGCGTTGGAGGCGGTACGCCCGAACGAGCGGGCCAGCAGGTTTAGGGCACCGTTGGTACCGGTCAGCTCGTTGTTGAGCCGCTGGATGTCGTTACGGGCTTCCCTTACGCCAGAACCGTTGTACCGACTAAAGATCGAAAACCCGAGGGATGTGATGCTCGCCACAGCAGTCTCCTTCCTAGGTTGTAGACCGCTGGGCTTCCGCGTTCCACGCGGCCAGCATCTCGACGAACTCCTCGGTGACCCCGAACTCACGATCCACCAGCTCGGACACCGTTATAGCGCCTGTGTTATGTCTGGAGTCGGAACTCCTGGCCGACGCGCGGACCTGACAGATCAACACAGCGAGAAGTAGACCAGCGACCATCCCCTGCACGTACATCCAGATCACTGGTCTACTCCCCCTACTGCTGCACGGCGCGACGCTCTCTGGCGGCGAACAACGCGTCAACCTCGGCGACATCCCCGGAGATCGGTTCGTTCTCCGCCGCCTCTTCATCGGCAGGCTTGACGAACACTTCGTACGGCCGCGGGAAGTGCTTGGGCTGCGGAACTTTGCTGTCGGTGTTCTGCTTGTCGGTGAAGTGAGCCTGACCAGTGAGGCGGTTGAGCAGCTGCAGCTGCTCATGGATCCCACCTACCACCTCACTGAGCCAAGCCGACCCAAGAGGCCCGGAGTGGCGTTCGTACGCCCGCCACTCGCCGATCTCCTTGGAGTCCATACGCGTGAGCATCTCGCGAACCGGGATGCCCAGAGCCAGTGCTAGTCGAAAGACGAACTCTCGTTCTGGGCTTCGTCGAAACCCTCGGTGAGGTCCTCGACGTCCTTCTCGGACATGCCGTTCATCTCACTGCACTTGTTGAACAGGCGCTGGAGGGCAGCGGCGGACTTGGCTCCGAGAGCGGCGACGTCCGCCTGGCCGAACTGACGGTTGCCGTCTTCGTCGATGATGCACAGCGAGACCAGTCGGGCGCGGAAGTTGGCCATGTTCTGCGTGGCCTTGTTCCCCTTCATCTGAACGGTGCTCGCCTCGAACTTGTCGCGCTCCGCGCCGGTCAGGGTCCGCAGCCGTACGGTGCCGCCCCACTCTGGGACAGCGACGTCTTCGGTGGCGAGGTCCTCGGCCTTGAGGATGTCATCGCGCGTGAGAAGTGACATTCCAGGTTCTCCTTCTGTTGCGGGTAGGTGAAGGGGGACGGGACCCGCGACCCGTCCCCCTTCGGTCCACTGTAGAGGTCAGCTAGTCCCGGCTACAAAATCACGGGCGTCTTCCAGGACTTCTGTCAATCCGTGTTCCAGCGGTTCCTTGATGTCCTGAAGGGGTTCGATGAACCAAGACCCTCCGGTGTGCTGGGTGACCCATTCCGGACCGCCGAACACCGGGTGTCTCCAGCCGCGTCGGTCGTCGAGACCTCGTGGGATCCCGGCCTCGGATGGATCCACCATGCTGGTGATGATCCGGTAGCGGAATGTCCCTCTCCCGACCCCCACACGAACCTTGACTCCGCGCGCCACCCGGCGACGGAGACCCGAGTGCTCGGCCCCCGTCACCGGGATCGCGCGTACTTCGTCCTTGACCTTCTGGACGAAAGGCTGTGCCACCTTGCGCAGTCTGGTGCGGAACTTCGTCGGAAGGGTGTTGTCGATCGCGCGCAAGGCGTTGGCCGCCCTGACGAAATCGGTACCCTGGACGACCCGCACCTGGACAGTCCCGCGCGCCATCAGCTTGTGGCGCGGACGATACCGGTGCGCTGCGCGGGGAACTTCACCGTGGTCTCCGACAGCTTGCCGACGTCACCCGCGAGAGGGGTGTACTCCAGCAGGATGCAGGTGGCCGTGTAGGACGGGTTCGACGCGCTCACGGCCGCTGCCGTGGGCTTCACGACGACCGTGAACTCGGTCTCGTTGTTCCACAAGGGGTACAGCGTCGCGTCCACCTGGCCCGAGGCGTAGTCCTGCTGGAAGTTGACTTCGAACGAGTCGTCCTTCATGCCGGCGACGCGCTCACGGCCGGAGCCGCCGAAGTTGGTCGTATCGATTTCATCCTTCGACAACTGGATCGTCACCGAGGAGATGTGGTCACTGAAGTTCACGGAGTTCACGACGATGGAGCAATCGCGAAGAATCAATTTCGCCATTTGTAAAGCACCTTCCCTAATTAGGATCGAATAGGCTCGGTGCTCACGCGCATCCGTGCCGCTGAAACACTGGTCTACTTACTCCTCGGACGGAGAAGGCGTGTCGCTGTCCACGACGATGACGTGGCCGGCCTCAACGAGAGCCGCGGCCTGCCCCTCCGTCAGATCCAGACACACACGCTCGCCGAGAACCTTGCCGCCCACGTCGTGGGGGCCGACGACCTCGTACCATTGCCACGACTTCGTCTTCGTGGGGTCCGGGGCTGGCTGCTCCCCAGGCTCGGCCTGCCGGTGGAGCGCGCTCGCTCCACGGGCCGCCGGAATCACCGCGCGAGCCATCAGCTATGCCTCACAACCGCGACAGTGACGTTGGTAGTCGCCGACAAGGTGAGCGTCGCCCTACCGGTGCCATCCGACGCGTCATAGCCCTTGCGCATCGGGATCCACAGCTCTCCTGTGGTAGCACCGAGCGTAAGGACGGGGTCCGGGAACGGCTGACCGTAGTCGGTGGTTCCGGGGGCCGTGATGGTGACCGTTCGGGTCGCCGCGTTGGTGTTCTTGTAGACCACGAATGTGTCGTGACCACTTCCCACCTCAGCGGTGTCGCTGGTGTTGGCCGCCGCGAAAGTCGGGGCCGTTCCAGCATCCACGATGAGTTGGGTTGCCAATGCCGCCATGGTTCAATCCTCCTTCTCGCTTACGATGTCCCCAATGTGCGGACAGTGACTTTCAGAATGCAGCCGGTGTGACCGACCTGAGCGGTTTGGAACTTCCCGCCGTACCCGACCATCTTCGACATGTTGGCGTCCACATCAGCCAGACCAAGAGTCGGGTTGAGGTAGACGGCCTCGGGGATGCTGCGTGGCCCGAAGCCGTTGATCAGCTCATCCAACTCGTCCGAATCCTGCTCGCGCACCAAGACGTAGATGGACAGCGTCCACACGTGCATGCCACGTTGGAAAGCGCCTTCGTAGTCGCAGTGATCCACCATCACGACGGCGGCCGGGACCTGGAAGACCTCGGAGATCTCGGCGTACGTCATGATGTCCGGGATCGCGTCGTCGATGATCTGGGCCAAGGCCGCTCTGATCTCGGTGATCGATGCCATCAGCCCACCATGATCCTCGTGCGCGAGTACCGAGCGAGCTTCCCGACCGCGATCTTGTTGTCACGCACGCGAAGCACGTTTCCGAACGCGTCCGACCCCGCGACGCCGAACGGCGCGTCCTTCATCTGGAACGTCTCCGCTGCGATGATCTTCGTCGCTTGCTTGACAGGACTGGGAATGGCCGACCAGCCCCACAGCGCGGTGATCCTGACGTAGGCCTGCCGCCTGCGGTAGCCACCGAGCGTCAGAACCCCTGGGGCGAACCGGATCCGGCAGAACGGCCACCCTGTCTGTCCGTCGACAATCCCGTTGAGCGGGAACAGTTCGTAGTCGGAAGACGAGACCACAGTGGAGAACGTCCCGTTGTCGGCGGTGTCCAGGGCCACGATCAGCCCGGTCACCGAGTAGAAGTCGTCCACCTGGAGAAGCGTCGAGTTGCCTGCCGGGTAGTCGCGCGACGAGACCGTACTGGCCTTGTTGAACTGTCGGTTGCAGTACCTCTCCACCTCTTGGGTGGAGGAGGCGATCACATCGTCCAGATCGTCGTCGTACATGTCCTTGGCCGCTTTGACACCGAGGTACCCCTTCAGGTCATTTCGGCTGATGTACGGATCTCCGATAGCCACGACCCCCCCTAGTAGACGAGCTGCCCGGTCAGGGAGTAGGTGATCGAGTCAGAGTCACCATGAGTACAGGCGATCCTGACCGACGACGGAAGAACATCGTTCACCGTGTAGTTCGGGTCGGTGTTGACCGCGGTGAGACACGGACGAACGCGGAAGAGGCGGGTGCCCGTGGTGCCGATGGCCGTCGTGTTGGACAGGACGGTCCAGGTGGTCCCCGCGCGGTCGACTCCGGAGATCGTCACGGTCAGCAGCGGAGTGGCGGTGACGCCAGTAACGCTGAGAACCAGCAACAAACCGTTGGCCCGACCGAAACTCTGGAACTCCATGGTGTCAGACGGGGCCGCCGTCCGCGCGGCGCTGGCGTACACCTCGAACGACCGCGCGCCATACAGCTCAGTGATGACGTTGGCCACGGGTCACGCCTTCCGCGGCGGTGACTTGGGAACCGCCGGCTTGGGAGCCTCGGCCGGCTTGGGGGCGACAACCCTGACCTCACCGGGGGCGGCGGTCGCCGTCTCCACGGGGGCACGCGTGGCCGCGCGCTTGGGCTCCAGAACCTTCAGCGCCTTGAAGTTGGCGGGATCGGCTACCACCAACGGGTGGTCTGAGCTGATCGCGGACCCAGCCTGGACCAGCCTCTCTTCCCCATCCACGGTAGCGAAAAATGACTGCTTGACGATCATGACCTCGGACATGTTGTCTTCTTCCAGGTTGGGAGGTTGCCCGAAGCCGCTGATTTCCCTTGGGAGGAAACCAGCGGCTTCGGGCACTGACTCAGCCGGTCTTGAGCAACCGGAACGCGGCGTCGGTCAGGATCTTGGAGCTGTTACGCCAGATGGCGTAGATGCCCCGCTCACCGGTCGGACGACGGTTGGAGCCGAGCAGGTGGGGCACCAGCTCGACGGACATACCGACGCGGTCGACGATGAGGAACTGCGAGAAGTCACCCATCAGCAGGATGAGCTGACCGGTGGTGAGGGCCGTCGCCATGGCGGACGCCTCGTAGGCCGGGTAGCCGAGAAGCTCGTTCGGCATGCCCTTCCCGATGCGCTCCCACAACTGCGCGCCACCCGCGGTGTCGAACTGACGGACGCGGTTGTAGATGCTCTTCGAGGCGAGCATCACGGCGTTGTCGCGGAACCGGTTCGGGACCGCGTTCTCCAGCGCGTAGACGTCGGCAGCCGCGAAGGCCGCCGTGCCACCCGCGGTGACGTGCGACGAGGAGTTCAGCGTCGCGACCACGCCACCCGGAGCCGGCGGGGTACCGGTGCCGGTGATGAAGGAGACGTTCTCCTCCTGGGTCTTGGCATCGGACAGAAGTCCGGTCAGCTCCGAGCGCAGCGAGCCCCAGTCCTGGTCCAACTCGACCGAGAACGGGACGAAGCCGGCGACACGGGTCGGCCGGATGACCGGCTGGCCGAAGGACGGCGAGTCGTCCGAGACCTCAGCGGCTTCCGCGTCACGGGAGACCGTGATGCCGGCGCTGGTGATTCCCTGCCATTCCTTGCCGGTGACCTGCACGACGCGCGAGATCTGCCGGATCGGGCTCTTCGAGCCGGACGAGGTCAAGATGACCGTCGGGTCCAACTGGAACGGGACGGCGTAGCCACCAGCGGCGTCGGTCAGCGACAGCGCACGAGCCTCTTCCGCCGTCAGCGCCTGACCCACCAGGGTCTTGCCGAACGCGCGCTCGTAGACCGCGCTGCCGGTGGTGAGGATGCGGCGAGCCAGGGTGCAGCGCTCGTCGTCCACGTTGGTCAGCAGGCGCTCCACAGCCGACTGAGCCGCCGAGCGGTCAGACGAGCCGGGGAAGGCGCTCAGCTCGACAGCGCGCAGCGCGTGCTGGCGAAGCAGCCGAACGTGGTCCTCTTCTCCGCGGGCGGAGTTGCGGATCTCGTTCAGGTCGAAGACGTCCTGCGCCGTGCGACCGGGGTGGAACGCCGGCGAGCCGCTGAACGGGGTGCCCCGCTCGACGTTGCGGGTTTCCTTGGCCAGCTTCGCGAGCTGCTCGGCGCGGAGGTTGGCCGCGTCGATGGCCATCTCGTGGTCGACGTGCTCGGCGTTGAGGGAGTCCCACTCGTCCTGGGTCTCGCGGGGGAGGGCGGCACCGGAGTACTCGGTGTCGATCTCGCTAAGGCGGGAACGGATCTCGCTGAGGCGAGCCTCCCGCTCTTCGATTGACATGGCGTCCATGGGGACACGTTCCTTTCTGGTGGTCTGGGTGGGTAGCTGCCTGACAGGTGTCTGGCGTGGCGCTCCCGTAGTCGTTGCGCTTACGTGTCCCGACGGGGTGACCGGTTGGTCGGCGCGGTCGGGGGTCTCAGTGGCGGCCTCGGTCTCGACATCCGCCGCGCGGGTGTCTTCCTCAGCCGTGGGCGTGGGCTTGTTCGTCTGCGCGTACTGCGCGATCAGATCGGCGCGGTCCGTCTCATCAAGCGAACGGACGCCCACGGAAGTCTCTGTGTAGGCGGGGAACACGACCGGGCCAGCCTCGTAGAGCTTGACCTCTTTGATCGTGCGTGAAAGGGGGGCGCGATCGCCGGCGTCCCAGAGCAGGTCGCTCAGCTCCTCGGCCTTCAGCAACTTCCCGGCGTTGTCACGCCATTCGTCGCGAACAACCTGGAACTTGAAGCTCATGCCCTTGATAGCGCCGCCCTCGATTGCCTGGCGGACCGGCTCGACCACGGGGTTGTCGAAGATTCTGGCCTGAACACGGAGACCATGGTCATCTTCGGACAGGTCAGTGAACACACCGATCGGGGTGCTACCGACTCGATGGTCTTTCCCATGATCGAACTGCATGACCGGGGTGGACTCTCGAAGGGTCTTCCGGAACGCTCCCTTGGAGAGAGTCTCCAGAAACGAGCCCTCCCAGC